CTTGCTACACAGTCTTTCATTCGCCATGTGAATAAGCTCTCGCAGATTACAGGAGAGGTAGAGAGAAGTCTCACAGGCATTTGGGAGAATGTAGCGAGCATATCCGCATGGTGCGTCCACAAGACACTTGCGTATTTATTCACAGCTCTTGTATAATCTCGCCATTCTTCCTTTTCAACAAATGCTCCCATGTGGTATCTGATACACAGGATTTCTTCCTCTGTCAGTTTCATGTGTTCAGCCAGCAACATCACTGACTTATCACCATGTCCACGAAGGAGAGGAGCTTCGTTATATCTGAAACCGTCTATTTCGGCAACGTAGTTGTCCATCTTACAGAGGTCATGGAACATACCCACGATGTACGGACTACGTTCATTCGTCCATGGAATATCGTTCTTTTCAGTAAGCTCTACGAGGAACTGTGCAACCGTTAGGCTGTGGTCGAAAAGACCTCCCTCATAAGAACCATGATACTTTGTACTTGCCGGAGCTGTGAAAAACCCTCGGTTAATCAACTCACAGCGAAATTCATCGGAGACCATATCGCCCATGAATTTATCAAATGCGGTTACTCTATCTGCCAGTGTCATACGTCACCCTCCTGTCTATGTAGACTGCGTTCAGCGTCAAATCCATCGGGATAACGCTTACGGAGCTTATCTACATTCATTTGAAGGATTGTCTCGAGGTCATATCCGATAGCGTAAGCACTCACAGCAAGATACCACGCTACGTCTCCGAGTTCCTTTGCGAAATGTTCCTTGTCCAGCTCGTGACCTTGGAACAGATATTTCTTAACCATGTCGGCACATTCCCCGGATTCTCCGCAGAGACCGAGAACTCCGTTCACGAACATGGGATATTGATTACTCATACCGCTTGCGGTTCGTAATGCTTCCTTTTGATATTCGTTTGGTGTCATACCTTAACCGCCTTTCCTCCGAGTTCGATATACTTTGCCATATACCAATCGGCTTTCTTCATGTCTTCCTCGCCATTCTTATAGACCGCTCTCTTGCGGTACTTCCATACATTCAGTAAGCAGAAGTGCATAACTGCGGTCTTGCCGAAAATGGCTATCATTTCGTCAATACACTCCATCGCTCCTTCTTGGCAGTAATGGGAAGGGTGATTGATTTTATCTTCCATGTGCTACCTCCTTGATATGTAGGGAGAGGAGAGAACCTCCCCTCCCAATATTCATTAACCTAACAGACTATCGAGGTCTAAACCCTTACCAGCATTTGCCGCCGGAGCGGAAGCGGTAGGAGCTGGGGCAGTAGCTTTAGGAGCGGCGGTCTTACCACCACGACCCATGCTCATAGCACGAGCGACAGGTTCGGTGTCGAAACCATCAGCCGGGTACTTATCACCGAGATTAGCGAAAGTAACAGTCTTGGTAGGGTCGTTACGGTTAGGCTGTTTGGTGTGAGTAACTTCGGCTCTGATATAGTGGTCGATAAGTTCTTCCGGGTCTACGTCTTCGAGACCATAATCGTTCATCGCAGTTTTAGCGAAGTAGGAGAACGCATTGAGAGCCTTTTCGTTGTATTCATCGTTCTTATCCTTGATAGAGAAACGCTCTGTGTGGGTTGCTCCTGTTGCTGTTACCATCTTGACCTCGATTCTACCGAAGTCTTCATCGTAGCTTGCGTCATAAATGCGGAAAACGTATTCACCTTCCGGGATTACTACGAAACCGCTCGTCATAGGGATTCTTGCCATTTTAATTTTCCTCCTTAAAACAATGTTCTTTTGGTTGTGTTGGTGAAGAAAATTCTCACCAGTTCCCATGCCTGTTCTTCACTGAAACCAGCTCGGATATGGCTTTCGTACATATTGTGAAGCTCCTGTGCGGCTTCATCGAACTTCTCCTCTTTGAGAGCCTGTTCTCTCTGTTCCTCGAGGTTCTTCATTTCCTCCTCATGGAACTTATGAGTATTGATAATCTGTTCTGTCAGTTCCTTCGCTCTTGACATATTACTTATCCTCCTTCTTAATTGCACTCACCGTCATACGGTAAGAAGTGTCCTGTGTTACAGTAGCGTATTTATCGAATACACCATCGGCTTTAAGAGCTTCCTCATTGTAGGTAGTAACGTCCTTGACGGAACGTGCTAGCGACCACACATAAGAGCCACCCTTGACCTCAACCTTTTTATCACCGTCTCGGAACTGCGACATAGCGTGTTCCTTGATAATGTCGTTGATTTTCTTGAGACGCTTTTCCTTTTCCTTGATAGAAGCGGCTACCTCGTCCACTTCCTTCTTGAGACCTTCGGCTTCGGCAATCAGAGCGTCAATGTCAGTCTCGGGAGCAAGAGTGTTGGTACGGAGAGCCTTGAGGATTTCAGCGTCCTTCTTCTCGTCATATACAGGGGAGATACCAGCGTCTACATATTCAGACCACCATTTCTCAACCTGTGCCACCTTGTCTGCAAAATTCGGGTATCTCTCGGAAACCTTGAACTCTACCGTAATGGTGTTTTTGATGTTAGGAACATATTTGGAAGGGTCTTCGTAATCCTTTTCCTCAAGGAAGGAAGCGACCATGATTACGTTGTCCACACCGAGCAACCATGCGTACAATGCCGCCTGTAAAGCGTAATATTCGGGAGCGTCATTCTGCCAGTCCTCGATACGCTTTGTGGTCTTCATTTCGAGTACGGTATCAACAACACCGTCTTCGTCAACTCCGAGGTAATCCCACATACCTCCCAAATGAGGACTGTCCGGGAAGAAGTCACCCCATGTCTTATTGAAGTAGTCAGCACCGTATCTGTCGGTAGGAGTAATCAAATCCATACCATAGGACTTTTTCATGTAGTCAGCCTGTTTAGGTTCGATTGTCTTACCAGCGACAGTATAGATAGTGTCCTCAAAAGGAAGCTCGAAGGTCTTTGTGATTGCACACCACATTTCAAAAGGAGTAGACCATGGATTCAACCCGAGGATAGTAGCGAAACGAGTACCTGTGATTTTCTTCGTTCTCTTGGGAGGGGTAATCTGAATACGATTACCCTCGAGCCACTTAATATCTGCCATTATTCAGCTCCTCCTTCCAACATAGCTGTGATTCTCTGAATCAGAGTTTCACAATCGGACTTACTGATTACGGTAAAGCCCTGTGTCTCAACAGCGATTTTCGCAATCATTTCTTCCTTGTCGGGCTGTGCGTCCTTGAGCTTCTTCAACACTCCCTTGAGACCTTTAATCTGCAAAGCGGTAGCGTTGTCTGCCGGAGCTGTGAGTTCCTGTTTTACCTCGGCTCTCTGTTCGGGTGTTGCCGGAGCTTTCTTCTCTGCGACAGGAGCGGCGGTAGCGTTAGGATTGTTGGTGTTGTGGTCGATAGTAGGCTCGATTTCATCGTTCACACAAATGTCCATCGCAATCTGATACAGGTAACGTCTCATGTAAGTAACGGAAGAACCGAGAGCTTGCATATCGTTTGTGACCTGTTTACCAGCGTTGCTTACGATAGGAGCAATCTGATTAAAAGGCATTGTGAACGGAATCGTTTCTTCGGGAGCGTCAGTGTTTACAATAGTGAGAGTAGCTGTCGTATCAGTGAAGTTGTCGATAGCGATAAGACCAATCTCACTAAAGATGTGAGTTACGGTAGGAACAATGTCTTTCAGCTCAAAATACTTGAAGGACAACTGCATATTCTTACCGCTTTGGTTAATGTCGGACATGAGGAACTTCTCACGAGCCATGATTAACTTCTGATAGACGTTGAGGGTTGCTGTTTCTTTTTTGGTTGTTGCCATTTCTTTCTTCCTCCTTGTGGATTTGGTTTTTCTTTCGGGTTTGATACCCATAAAGTCATTTACACGCTTCTTCGCCATTTCGATGTAGAAGGACTTGTCCACATCTGCGATAGTGAGCTGATTATCGTTGTCGATAATACAATGCTCGGGAAGCATTTCGATTTTTGCGGTAGATTCGTCCTCGGCTTTGACCTTGAACAACTTACCGTATCTCTCGTCTGCGGTAGCATATACTCGGTTGACCTTCTGTACTGGTTCTTTTTCATCACCAATCAAATGATAGGCTTCCTTGTACTTTGCTCCGGCTTTGGCGATGATTTGGAACTGGAAAATATCATCGCAATTATTTATTGTCTCCTCGACTGGTGTACCGTTTACGAAATACTCAATCAGTGCTGTGGCAACGATACAACAGGAGTTATTGATGTTGAACGCTCCGGCTTTGGCGAGACCTTTAACGAGGTAGCCGCCTTTGGCTTTTGACTTACCGCTCGGCTGAACTTCAACGTAGTTGTTTACGTCCTTCTGTGCGATTTTCACGACAGAATCAGTCTCAAGCTCAAAGCCTGTGCGAGACTGCCATTCCTCACAGATTTCGTCCAATTTATCGAGGTCGTTCTTATCACATTCCACCATGATACCGTCCGTATTGAGCTGGACGATTCGCAGACCCGGAATCTCTTGGAAACAGTGTTCTGCCAGTTCGAGCAAATAGAGCTGACCGCTAATACATACCGAGCGACCCATGAGAGGGTCGAACAACTCATTGTATTTGTTGAGCATAGCTCCGTAAGTGGTGTTACATACCAGCTTGAGAGCATTTGCGGTAGCGGTATCGCCGCTCGCTTTGGCTTTCATACGATTGTCCAACACATTCTCGTAAATCTGCGGAGAAGGAATGTTTCGGCTCGTGTAACCATTGATAGTACAAAGGTGAGGATAGTAGCTTCCTACGTCCTTGTTTCGGATTCTGCGGTTCTCGTCTTCCTCCCAAATGAAGTTAGGGATTGCACCATGAATACCGCCATATCCAATCGTTACAGGACACTCACCGATGAACAGCTCGAGCTTTCCACTAAACAGGTCTTTGTCTGAAATGGAAGGGTCGTACATCTTATCAAAGAACTCGAATACTTCCTGTGGAATGAACTCTTTTCGTAGATTCTCCGGGTACACATATTTGCGTTCATCATCGTGTGGCTGTTTGGACGCTTGGAGTAGTGCCGCAGTCAGCTTGGCATTTGTCATACCCATGGCTTTGACTTCATCGAGACCAGCCAATCGCCCGAGGTTAATCTTATTCTTGAAATAATCCTTACGAATATCGAAAATTCGCTCGGTGGTATCTACATCGTGTTCACAGTAGAAGAAGGTCTCCTCGACTTCCTCCGGGGTCAAAGGACGGTCAATATCGAATGGTACGGAACTTTCCTTAACACTCAATCCGAGGTGTCCTTCGATAGCTTTAAGGGATAATCCCATCTGCATATCGTCTTTCACATCTACGTTGTTGAAACGGAAATAAATATCTCGGAGGGAAGGACATTCCCAACCTTGACCGCCGCCGATAATGAAATCGTTGACCTGTTTTATCTCCTGTGGGGTAAATCCAACTGCCGCCGCTTTCATAATGAACTGGTCGTAGTGTTTGGAGTTAAACCCAACGTAGATACAATCATCGGAGATTGCCATTTTCAGAGCTTCGTTATCATTGTGAATACGAGTACGAATACCTGTCTCTTTGTCTTTGAGTACCACCAGCCAGTCATAGGCGAATACTTCAAAGTCATAGCTTACAATTCTCATTCGCTACCTCCTTCTACGAAGTAGCACCCATTCTTTCGATAGGTCGTACATCGCTTTTTGTAAGACTTCACGAGGTAAGCTATATCGTCCACGAAATCGTAGGCTATCGGGTCAGCCTTACCCTCAAAGGTTCGGGCGATTCGTCCGATACTCTGTGTCACCACAGCGTAATCCTTTTGTGGGGTAGTGAGATATAATCGCTCCAATCGAGGAACGTCCAACCCTTCCTTGGCGAGAGAGTAGGTAGCAAAAAGATATTTCTTGCGACCAGCTCTCATATCCTCAAGAGCCTGTTCTCGTTCTGCCTTACCTTTTTTGGTTGTCATTTTGCCGCTTATCATCACAGCGTCCTGTCTCATATCAGCCGGGAGTAATCTCATAAGGTCTTCCAAATGAGCCAACCTGTCCGATAGAATCAGTGACGGTCTGCGTTCGATGGATTCGGCAATCAGTTTGTTTCGCTCATGGTTCTCTGTCAGATAGGTAATGAGCTTCGCATAATTCAGAGTACCGTCCGTATTAAGACAAGCTCTGCTAATTTGAATCCCTGTACCTACCGGGTAGATACCCACTTTCATAATTTTGTCTGCGACAGCTTCATCGGGAACACTGTAAGCAACTTCACCAACGAGAGCGTATGTAGCCTGTATCATACCGTCAGACCTGTGAACCGTAGCTGACAGACCGTATTTGTGTCTTGCTGACAGACTGTTTAAGACCTTCTGATATTGTGTAACTGCTGTCGGAGACCCAGCTACTCGGTGACATTCATCGGTGATTATGCAATCCCAATAATCCTTGTATTGAGCAAGGTCGAGCTTGCACATCGTCTGAATGGTTGCGAAGGTGATATGAGAACCGAGATTGACCTTACCTTCTGTGATAGTACCCATGAGGTCTTCACTCATGTAGAGCTTCGCTCGTTCCTTGCTCTGTTTGATAAGGTCGAGTGTGTGGCAGAGCC